CCACAGGTTGATGCCCCGGTTCGCCCACTCACCAATCAAAAAGTTCAGGCTGCGCCGCGCCGTACGGAAGTCATAGCCCGTGCGGAGTTCTAAGCCACAACGCTCAAACGCCTCTTCGAATATCTCGTTGAGGGTCGGGTTAAACGCAGTTGTCGATGTAGTTACGGCCATTACCTAAACCCCGCTGTTTTCTTTGCAATGCCTTTGGGCTGTGCAACGAACTGCTTACCTTTTGCTTTCCCTGCCCGCTTTGCCTTCGTAGTGGCTGCATACTCGGCTGGGCTTAACGCCTTGATCGCCTTTTCCGGCAGGTACCGCTCACCGGTCTTTGACGATGGCTTTCCTGACTTTGTGGTCCATTTCTGGTCCCCCCAGTCTTTCAAGCTTTGCTGTGGCGCTTTAAGTGCCATCACCGTAACTCCCAAAAGCTTCCAAGTATTCTACTGCGCTACGCAGCACGGTAGGGCTATCGTTAAACATTCCCAACGCTCTGTTGCACTGCTTGCATAAAACCCCACGAAACTCGCCAGTAACGTGGTTATGGTCAATAGCACTGTCAATAAGCTCTATTTCTTTTTTACAAATAGCGCAACACTCTTCTTGCCGTTCGTAACGATCTACAAGCTGTTCCGGAGTAATACCCCTACGTGTACAGCGTTTTGCTAACGTCCAACTATCCTTCTCTCTGTAACCCTGTATGCGTTCGGGGTTTTCTGCCGCCCAACGTTTGTGCTCTTTGTACAAACAGGTATTGCATCGACTCTTTAATAAATGCGTCATAGAGCCGCCACGACTTCTATACGCCGATACGGGCTTAACTTCCCCGCACATTGTGCATATTTTAGTCTCGGTATCCACCGCCAGCAGCCTTATATTTTTTTGCTACTAACTGACTCTTACGGGCTGACCACTGACCTGCGCCTGTGCCATGAGTGGCTGCGGACTTCACTTGGCTTACGATCTTCTTGCGAAGACCGGGCTTGGTGTAGTTACCAGCAGCGTTGACCTCCCCACCTTCTTTATATTGCGTAAAGTTGGTGTCATCCCGACGGGCTTTCTTCTTCCCGCCGGGCATCTTGGAAGGGTTAATCGCCCCCATACCACGCGAGGCCATCATTAGCAGTACCCGCCTTTTTTCATGCCTTTGCTACCAGCCATGACGATCTGCTTGCCCTTGGTCTTGCCCTTCATGGCGACGCCATCTTTACTAGGAGCCGCAGTTTTTACTTTGCCCATCGATGTCATGCCACCCGAGGCCATCTTTTTCATAGCCATGCCGCCTTTTTTCATGCCAGCTTCAGCCATCTCGTGCTTGACCATCGACTTGGGTGCGCCCTTTTTCTTCATGAACGCAATCTCTTTGCCAACCATCTTCTTTGACTCTTTCATCTCACCGCCTCCAGATTTAGTGAACTCTTTGCCCACAGTTACGGGTACACCGACTTTTTTAGCGAACTTGGGGTTGTTCGCAACCGCTTGCATAAACTTTTCCTGCTTGGCGGACTTGGCTGGCATCAGACCATCCTGCCTTTCGTCTTGCCCTTGGTGCAGCAGCCGTCCGCCGCTTTAACGTAGCCGCCCTTTTTCTTGCCGGTCACGGTCTTTACCGCTTTATTTATCTTGGCTGGCATGGACTCAGGATTCTTTTTATCCCGCTCTTCCATACGTTTTTCAGCCTCAGCGTTCTGCTCAGGTGTGCCCATGACGTTCTCGTACATCCGGCGGGGGAGTGATTTATCAGCCATGATTAAGCCCTCGTCTTTCCACGAATTGCGCATCCATCGGCACGTTTTGATGCTGACGAAACTGAGCCGCCAGAAGCGTACTTCTTAACCGCGCCGCCTTTTTTCATCGCTTTGCCTCTTTCAAGCTCCCTCATGTATGCGTCGTTTTCTTTTTTCTTCTTTTCTACCTGACGGCGGCGTTCTACTTCTCGCGCGCCTTCTGACATTTTTTGTTCTGGAGTACGCGCCATACTTTTACTGCGATTGTCAATTGTGCCTTGGACGGCTTTAGCAACTTTAGATGTTGCTTCTGTTTTGTTTTTATCGCCGGGCGTAGGAATGCCTTTACCGCTAAGACCAGCTTTACTGGATAGAAAATTCTGGCGTTTTTTAGCCGCAGCTTCTTTCTCAGGGTAAGGCTTAAGCTCGCCCTCACCTACTACTTTAGATTCGCCACCCTTTAATACGGGTACGCGTGGCGCTCCTTTATCCGAGCCAGCCATACCTTGACCTGTAAACGCAGGGGCGTTATCTGTGCTAACATTTTTATTAACGTTTTTGTTTTTAGCTGCGTTAGCTGCGTTAGCTGCGTTAGCTGCGTTAGCTGCGTTATTACTAGTATCTACTGCCGCTGATACTTCGGGCTTATATGACATGCCTTTTGCTAAAGCGGTTCTTTTTGCTTTATTTTCTTCGTCATCAGCCGCTACGTATTCTTTTCTATCTTCAGTTCCGGACTGTTTTTGCGCGGCTTTTTCTTCCGATTTCTCTTCTGGGAATTTACCCTTAATGCCGTACTCTTTTACTCGACGAGTGTAGTCATCGTCCTTGTCGCTGCCTTTACCCTCTTTGTACTTGTCGTACAAAGCCTTACCGATTAACGCAGCGCCTATACCGGTAACAATGTCGCCACCGCGACCGAACTTTTTAACTTTACGTTTCATGGCTTATCCTTTTTGCCCAATGAGTTGATCAATTTTCGCCTCAAGTCGGTTAAAGCGTTGATCAATGTGGTCAGTGATGCGTTCAACTTCAGCTTTAGTGACGTTATCACGAGCGATCTCCTCACGAGTCTTGTTCAACAAGATCGTAATCCGCGCTAACTCCGAAAACTTCTCGTGCGCTATGTAAGCAAAAAGACCGGTAAATAACGTCAAGCCACCGGTCCAAACATATGTCATTTCTATGCTCAACATTTCCATTTTTCCAAATAAATAGTAAGTTGTTTTGCTTTTTCAGAACTGTCTTGAAGGTTCCCGGCAGCTAAATTACATCTTCCGCATAACAAATCACGTACTTCATTTGTAGTATGGTTATGATCCACACAAGGACGTTCTGTTTTAGTCCCGTCCATTTTAAATTGATTCCCGCAACATGCACACTTACCGCCTTGCGCTAAAATTTTTTCTGCAAACTGAGCGGCTGTAATACCATACTTTGCTGGCAAGTTATATTTTCTAACGTCTACTTGCATACATGACCGGCAAGCATAGCTTAAACCAGATTTTTGGTTTTTAGCTTTATTAAACTCTGAAGGCGTTTTGTACTCTCGGCACTTACTGCACCGATAGTTGCCATCTTCATTGGGTTTTTTAGCTACTCCACCCCAATCTCGTTTAACGTTTAACACGCCCATTTCCTCAAACTTTTATTAATCCGGCTATTCGGATCGTTCGCGGTTTTCGACGAGGTGAGCTTCTTTTTCATCCCTTCCATTCTGGAACAGAACGATTTTTTCCTTGCGCCGCCTTCCGGTTGGGGGGCTTTCAACCCCGGCTTCCCCGGATTCGCTGCGTTGTAAGAAGCTCTCCCTTTGGCGTTTAGACCACCCTTGGGATTTTTGCCCTCTTTCCTCGTCCATGCTGGAGACTTAGCCATAGAACACCGTCGCGGTTGCGCCCGCAGGGCAAGTTACGTAGACAGTCGTGCTGCACTTAATCCCCTCGCCGGGGAACAGCATGTATACGCCCTCTGCTACTGCCGGAGTTGTGTAGGAAAACACCGTAGTGCCGCCTGTACCGTCCTTGATCGTGACTGTGCCGGGGGTGGCTCCATGACTAATAGCAATTGCTTTGGCCCGCGCAGGGCCGTTGAACGCCGTAGTACTAGCAGCCGCAGCACATTCTGCCGATTTAACGTCTGTTTGCATCATGGTGATGCCTCCTTATTAGACGTTCTGCTGACCAACCAGAGGATCGGTAACGAAGTAAGTGATAACACCAGCTACAGTACCCGAAGCCGAAGTATTGTCAGTTACAGTCACGTACGACATTTCAGTCAACGGTGCGCCAGTCACAACCGAACCAATCGACGTAGTGCCAACAGCCGCTACAGACAGCGCCGAAGCGAAGAAGTTGTTGTCAGCAGTGCCAGAGGTGTATCCAGTTGCGCCAATGTCGCAAGTACCAGCGCCAGCATCAGTTACCGAAATAGAAACGATAACAGCGCCAGATGGAAGAATAAGGTTCGCTGCGCCGGATGCCGACGAGACTTTCACGTTAGTGCCAGCAGTAGCTGGGGAAGCGTCAGCGATGTAGAACTGAGCAGCCATCAGGCCGGAACCACAATATGCGGTGCGAGTGTTGTCGCCGCCGCCCGAACGCCAGATGCTTTGGGTAGTAGAAAGTGCCATTTGAATTGTCCTCTTTATGCGAGTTTAGTGCGACGATCTGCATAAAAGTTGGCCGGGAGCCATTCGTTCGCACCGGTATCCCCGGATTTACTGCTTTATACCATACAAAAATGGGGGGCGAAAGCCCCCCATTTCCTTACGCGCCTTGCGAGCCGTACATACCCAATGGGTCTGACCAGCCGAAGGAATAACGCTCACGAGCCTTGTAACGGACGTTTCCAGTATCGAAATCACCATCCATCGAGTTAGCCAGTGGGCTACGAACAAAGTGCTTCATGCCGTTTGGAACGTCAGTGGTCAGGAACCACGCGTTTGTATCGGTCAGGAAGTGGTTGATTGTATAACCTTCTGGGATCGAACCGTTGTTCTTCAGAGCGTTAACATCATTGTCATTGGTACCGACGCGGAGTTCGGTTTCCAGCAGACGAGTTGCAACAAACTGGAGAGCGGGAGGAACGATCAGCTTTTTAGGCTTGGCTGCAATCAGCAGACTACGTTCGTCAGTCCACGCAGCGATTTGAATCACAGCGTTTTCCAGCGAAGTTTCGTTCAGGTCAGCAGGGGTCGAAGGGATGTTCGAGTTAGTGCCGCCAGAGACGAGTGGGTGGTTTGCATTGAACAGGGAGACATTGTCACCGCCCGGGTAGGACGACGAAAAGCCGTTGTTCAGGACGTTAGCCGCCTTGACTTGCTTGGTGTACGACATGGCACGAGCCAGAGCCTTGGTATAACGAGCCGAGAGGCTGTCATACAGGTTATCTTCGATGGCCTCTTCGGTCAGCGAGAAACCCAGAGCAATGGTTTCGTGGTTGTATCGAGCAGTCCAAGCTTCCTGCGCATTGTCATAAGCAATCGCAGAGCCTTCGTTCTTGACTGGAGCAGCCGAGAAGCCAGACAGCTTGGTTTCTTCTTCGAAGGAACGCTCGGAAGTCTCTGTTTCGTAGATTTCCTTGTGCTCTTCGCCGTAACGTGCATACTCCAGACCGAACAATGCGTTCAAGCCGGGGAGCAGCTCTTTCAGTAGTTGTGCGCGTGAAATAGCCATTATTTAACTCCCTTAAACATTGAACTGACCGTTCGGGTTCAAATACGAATGACCGCCGTTATACGACACGACGTTCGGAGCGCCCTCAGCCAAAGTGATATACGGCATGTTCCATTTAACAATGACTTCGCTGTAGTTACCAGACGAATTAGTTGTTTCAGGAACCAGAGCAACGACACGCAGTGGCAGCGTAAAGACTGTGCTGTCTGCTGCGTTATACGCACCGATATTGGAATTACCCGAAATATTGGTGTTAGTCGAAGGCTGCGAAATGCCCATGTTGCTACCAAGAATAGTAGCCGCGATAGGGGTAATGGTGGACGAAGTTGCACCGCCGGTTACAGCGGCCTTGAACAGTTGGTCAGGATCGTCAGCTACATAAGCCTCAATATCCGAAGCCACTACGCCGCCCGTTGGGTACGATTGAGCGAACAACTTCTGACCAGTCGAAGGATTGGTGTAAGTGCAACCAAGGAACACACCAACAACACCGTTTGCGGAAACAGTAGCCGTACCTGCTTCTTTAACAATAGTGCCATCGGTGGTGTTAAATTTGACAACATCACCGTAAAAAATAGCGGTGCTGTAGCCACTTGCAATCGGGAGTTGCCGGGTTGCACCAGCAAACACCTGACCGCCGATCAAATTGATCGGAATTAGCCCGTAGGGGGCTGATACAGTCGGATAAGCCATAATAAGCTCCAGTAATTAAAAAATTAACCTTTACCAAACGACGTTGAAGATTTCCGCTCCGCAAAGAGTGGCATCCGCGCATCGTTTTCCCGCATAAAACTATTGTCAATTGCAATCGTCTGTGCTTGAGTCTGATTAGCATAATAATCATTACGCTGACTAACAAACTCTTCAGGCGTCTTGCAAAGCAATAGTCCACCGATTTCGATATTGTCCTTAAAGCGACTATTCGGGTCGATTAGCAGTTGAAACTTTGGCTGTTCCGAAATTTTTACAGGTTCCCAACCCTCACGAAGCTTGCCTGACAAGTTGCGAGGATCAGCCTTATCCAACGTCGAAACACGAACCCATCTGTACGCAAAACCGGGCTGTTTATCTGGCTCCGGTAAAGTTTCAGCAGGTGCCCACTGCTTGGGGCGCACCTCTTGCGCACGGCTCTCTAATTCACGAGTAAGTCTATTTTCAGCCATTTTAGTTCTCCTGTAATTTAAGGACTTCACGGGCATACTGCTCCGGGGTCAATTTAAACTTCTTAGCTAACGCTGCTTGTGTGGACGTTAGTTTGACACTCTTCGGAGCCGTACTCCGCCTAGCTGAAGCTACGACCGTACTCGGTTTATTTTTCTGAGACTTTTGTGGCTCAGACGAATCGGGAAAGGCTTCTGGGAATCGCTTGCGAACCGTTTTGTCGATGCGCTCGTAGTAATCGTCAGTACCAATATATTCAGGGCCGTACTCACGATATAGCTTCTTATGCAACCCCATTGCTGCGTCCGTCATCTCCTCGTCCTTTTGGAACCAATTCGAATTACGGCGCTGCCAATCTGCAAACTTTGGGTCAACAGGCTGAGGTTTGTTGTCAGCTTGTGATCTTTGCGGCAGTTTTACCTCAGTTTCGTCTTCTTGTAAAGTGGGTTTAAAGTTTCTTGTACGATCCAACTTTAAAGACGCGTCCATTAGGGCTTGCTGTGCCTCAACTAACTTATCAGTATCGCCCGAATCATAGGCTTCCCGATAGTTCCGCTTAGCCACCTCAACGTCAGTCTCAGCCGCCGCTTTAACCGTAGCTATGTACTCTTGTTCGCCAGAGGACAGGGTAGCCCTTAGACGTTTGTTTTCCTCTAGAATGCCTTGTGCTATGCGTAGAGCTTCTTCTTGCTCACGCCTTGCAGACTCTTTCTCCCGGCGCTCGTCATGCCAAGCCTTTTTATACTGCTTAAACTTGACAATTACTTCTTCGGGATACTCGCCGCCATCCTCTGGGGCTTCCAGTGAGTTAACTATATCTTTAGGGAGGGGTTCCTTACCACGGTCTTCTTCCGGAGTATCGTCCTCAATTTCAACGGTAAACTCTTCATCGTCGTCTTGCGCCGAAGCTTTCGTCTCATCTACCTCATCGGGGAACTTGTATTCTTCCTTGTCCATGTCTTCTCCTTATGCTCGTGAAATGCCGCGTGGATCGTCTACAACAGCCTCGACTGAATCATCATTAATCAGGCGAAATTCCCGCCCATGAATCTTCAAACGTGTGCCGCTATTAGGACGAGCGAGGACAAAATCGCCCTCTTTGCACCACGGGCCTGACTGGAACCGTTCACCTTTATAGGCGTCAGGCCCCAACTTCACGACAAAAAAGACCGTGCTAAGGACTTCCTCATAGTGCATGGTTGAGTCTGCTTTAATAATCCCGCTATCGTATTTGGCTTCAATTTCGGGTATGGCTACTAAAATGTGATAGCCAGAAGGGTTTGGCAGTTGTGTCGCCCTCTCTTCTGCTGTTTCTGGCAGGGTAGATACTTCACCGCTGTCTGTAGCGATGGCAAATTCAGTCATCAAATTGCTCCATGTTTTTTGCGAGGTCTAAAAGGTATGACTCAACTGCGGTGAGACCCCGAATTTCACCGCAGATAAACTTGTATTCCTCAAAATTTCTGGCCGCGCTGTTAGCCAGACCTTCGGCGAGTTGTGCCTTACGGTCTCTTAATTCCTTTAAAACTGCTTCAATAGCATTCATTTATCTTTACCTTTTTGTGGGGGTTTGGATTTTTGTTGTTGCTGGTTATTTCGTTGCTGTTGCAGATTAATAGCCGCGCGGAAGCCTTCAGTTTCTTGCGTACGGTCTAACTTCATACGGTCAGTTTGTGATTTAACCGCCATATTTGCCCCAGCAATTTCTTTCTGTGCATCTATACGTTCACGCTCGATCTGCAACTGTTTCTCACGAGCAAGCGCGTCCGACTGATCTTTAGCAATCTTGCGCTGAACTTCAGCCTGTTTAATCTGCAACTCTTGCATCTGCATTTGAATAATTGGGTCTTGCATCTGTTGCTGAGCCTGTTGTTGTTGGGCTTCTTGCATGTGCTGTTGTACAAGTTGTTGTGTAGCTTGCGCAGCACGTTGAGATACTTCGACTTCAATTTCTTTAGGAATCATCACATCGTCGTCTTCCTCGTAATTCGGCAATGTAATACCCATATTCGCTTCCATCTGCTTGCGATACTCGTAACCAACGTGTTCATTAATGTGCGCCATCATCGCTGCTTGCAGCATCTGAACCTGTGGGTTCTGACCCAGAATCTCTTGAATCTTCGGGTCTTGCATTGCACCCATGTGAACAGCAATATGCGCCTGATGATCCTGATACAAAAACGCTTTAACAGGCTTACCCGCTAAAAGGTTTTGGTTCTCAGTTACAGGGTCGCGCGGGCGCGTATCGTCGTCCATTGGGATCAACTTGTTTGCGTTTTTAATCCCCAATACTTCAACCATCTGACGGTGCAATAGCGGCAAGTCATACAACTGAGGAGCACTTTGGGCAAGCTGAAACACAGCTTGATACTGGACAACCTTCTGAGACATAGTTGCAGCATTTGGATCACTGACAGGCACTACATCTACCTGATCGTAATCACTTTGCTTCGCCCGTTTTGATCCGTCTACCGGCTCGTAGTCGTACTCGTCTGGTGTAAAGTCACGAATAATGTCCTTTAACAGACGAAACTCTTCGTGCATTGAGTAGTGAATACGCGCCTGAATCGCAGACATAATCTTCAGGGTACGCTCTAAAATAGCCAGTGTGGTCCCAACGGGGGATTGGGCCGACATGTCACTGATCTTGAGATCAGCCGCACTGGCAAACCTACGGCCTTCATCGATGATTTGATTCATCAATCCAGCCAAAACTTGCGATGGTTCCTTGTATGGCAGCGGCAAAATGTTGTCGCGTATTGCGCCACTTGGTACATCTACGTCTCTAAACTCGCCCGGAGAAATCGGCGTGTCGTCGCCCTTGACCCGCATACCACGAGTCTTCAAACCCCCCGGCAAGTTCGAGAGAGTACCTGCGTCTACAAGCTGACGCAGTATCGATGTACCTGATTTTGCAAACGCGCCGATTAAGTGAATTAGACCGAAGCAATAGAAGCCAAACCCGGGAACATAACCGTAGTGAACAAAGTGATTACGCTTTAATTTAAGCTTATCTTCAGGCTTCCAATTGCGCCGAATTGAGAGGATTGTTTGCGTACTCTTCTCAATAGTTACGATGTAAGGCAGTGCTATACCCGTCTCTTCACCGTCGTCATCTACATCCTCGTAACCCGGCAAGTCCAAGTCAACCTGCATCTCCAAGAGTTTGTAGCGATCATCTGTAGTCGCTCTAAAGCCCAGCTTCTCGGCAATCTTTTTCTCGACTTCTTCGATGGTATTAACTGGGTCGCCCAAGTCTTCGTCAAGATAGAAACCCGACACTTGTAGCTTCCTAAGTTCGTTTTTTGTCTTGCGCATGACGTGCGTTACACGTTCACATGTTCTTAAAGAAGACGCGCCATACGGCACAACTACATCTTCCGCAGGAACATAGATCGACGTTTGACGCCCTAAAGACGGGTCAAAGTAAACCTTCTTAAACGCATTACCAGACAGCCCCAAGCCCCACAACATACGCTCGTGTTCAGGACGGTACTCAGGCATTTCTTCTGTCAGGCGGTAATTCATGTCGTCTTTAACTCGTTCAGACGCTTCTTTTTTAGCCGTAGTTTCTTTGCCTATAATCTTCGTCTTAACCGGACCCGCCGCCGGAAACGTCTCCATAATCGTTTCAGACTGAAACTTAACCAGAGCCTCAGACAGTAAAGGATGTGTAACACCGCACGCACCAGCCCAAGGTTCTGTTCGTTCTTCAAGCTTCATCCCCAATAAATCAAGCCCGTCAACGTAAGTCTGTACCCAGTCCTTACGACTCGATATATCTTCCTCATACGCGTCGATCAAATCAGAAGCAAGCAGTGACAACTCGTTGTCCGCAATAAACTCTGCCAGATTTGCCTCAAAGTCCTCGTCAGTCATCTCGCGTGGCTCAATCTCAATCTCAAACCCATCGGTTGCAATCCTCACCGACTCTGGGTCTTCGATCTCAATCTCCAAGTCAGGCTCGCCTAATGTGGCCTGATCCAGCCCTTGCGGGGCTGCGTATAAACTTTTTTCAATTGCCATGATTCATCCTTAGTAAGTCTGTTCAATACCGCATCGGGCGCAGTCAAACCCGGCCTTAGTCACGAAGAATAACTGCCCACCACAAGCACATACCCATCTATCATCGGGTGGCTCTACTATTCCCATCCATGTACCCTTAAAAGTGCCACAACTTGGACACTCAAAACACTGCACACCGGGTGGGCCGACTGCTGCCCACTCGTGTCTACACTCCATACAGTACCCGGTGCCACTCAAGGATGTTTCAGTCTCCTCGGGTTCCGGCTTTTTAAACTCAACGACGTTACTCATTAGTAGTAAGCTCTTTTACGTTTCGATTTAAACAGTTGAATCTCTTCTGGCTCGTCGTTCTCAAGCCGGATAAACCCACCTTGTCTAAATCGCATAAGGGCTAGAGTTGTCGAGTCAACCAAGTCGTCGTTAATGCCTGACGGAAAGTCGTTGCACTCCTCAATCACCTCCATAGCCCAACGTCTCTGGGGTGCCCACACAATACCTCCGTGAAAGAGGCTAGATACTGCGTTTACCCGGGAAATCTTGTCTTGCCCTTTGCCGGGGGTAAACTCTTGTACTGGCACACCCATACGCCGCATTTCCTGATACAACACCGATCCGTTTGACTTTTTCTCGACTATCAAAGCATCAGGCTCCCAGTCCTTGTACTCTTCAAGCACGAGTGCTTTTAAGTCCGGGTACTCAAGTCGTTTCTTTATAGAATTCAAAAGAATGATGTTGTAGTTGTTGACTTCCTCGTTGTAAAACACGCCCCATGTTGTTAAGGCGTTATAGTCAGAACGGTTATTTGCTTCTTGTGCCGCATCAAGCGACATAATGATGAACTCGCACTGTGGGGCATCTTCTTCCTCCCACATATTCCACCACTCACGCTTTATAAGCGCCCCCTCTTCCGAGGTCGGTTGCTGCATGTACTGTGCGTTCCAGTATCGTATATCCAGTGATGCCTTTTTCGCCAACAACTCTTCAACCGGCCAGAATTCGGGCCACAGAGCGTTGTCGTTTTCGTCGATTGCCGGGAACTCCACCACTTCCCAGCGATCCACATCCTCACTGCGCTCCATTTGCGTGACAATCTGTCCAGTAAGATCAAGTTTGCTCCATCTTGTCATTACTACAATGATCGCCCCACCCGGCATAAGACGCTGGATTGGCCCTGATTGGAACCACTCCCATGCGGGTAGAAACACTTCGGCTCTTCCCAGTTTTGCTTCTTGTTCAGAGTGTGGATCGTCAATAATAAATAGATCAGCACCCCGGCCAGCAAGAGCACCGCCCACACCAATGGCAAAATACTCCCCTCCGAAGTTTGTTCCCCATCTCGACGCGCTTTTTGAGTCAGCTTGTAGCTCAATCTGCGGAAAAACGTCATGATAGTTCTCCGATCCAACAAGATTTCGCACCCTACGACCGAACTGAACAGCCAAATCCGCTGTGTGTGAGGCCATGATGACCTTTTTCTGGGGGTATTTACCCAAAAACCATGCGGGAGCGAGGTAAGAGATGAGTTCAGACTTGCCGTGACGGGGTGCAATGTTCACAATCACCCGTTTTTTCTTGCCAGCAGCGATTTCTTCAAAGATTTTTGCTAATTTATAGTGGTGCGGCCCCACTTTATAGCCCGGATAGACGTGTTTTACGAAGTCAAGGAAGGAATCCTTGCTGATTTCGCGGTTTACTTCCTCTTTGTACTTCTTTAATAGCTCAGCCGTGCGCCGTTTTTGCTTTTCCGGCATGTTTGGTAGCGCTGCACGGAGCCTATTTAACTCCACGGTCGATAATTTAAGACTCTCCAAGCCCACTGGACGCCTCCCTGACCTCAACATCGATGACCTGATCTTCAAGCATGTTCAGGGTCTCAATCAGTTCACGCTCGACTTCTTCTATTGTCTGTATCTTGTGGGTTATTTCAGAGCGCTTTTTAAAGGCATCGACCCCATCGACCTCGCCTAGCTTGGATAAAGCGGTAATCCGTGCCTTTGCGTCCTTTGCGTTCTCGACTTCAGATACCAGCTTGTTGACGACGTAAAGTTTTAGGTCAGACAGTTCCTCGACAATCATGCAGTTGCTCTGCGCGACCATACCAGCTAAGTAAGCCATCACTTCGTTGGGGTACTTTGCAAACTCTGGCCTGTGGGCAGGGTTGTGCATCATCTGTCTGGCTACTTCCCGAGCAGTATCTATATGTTCTGGAGAAGGCTCAATTGGGGTGTTATTTAAATCAGCGACGAGTTTGATCGTGCGCGCTCTCATTTCAAGTTCTTCATGAGGCGACAGT